AGGACCTCCAAGGGGCGGGGATGCTATTGACGACTTGCTTCCAGCATTGCCGAAAACGAGCATCGCAACCGTAAAAACGATTGCGACGAGCGTAACGACGTATGCTATTAGCCAGCCGGTAAAGCGATGAGACATTTGACAGTTCTTCCTTAAGGAAGATCGGCCTAACGAGTATCCCGAAGAAGTAATCTTTTCCGCAGCTCTCACGAAAAGGACCAGAAGAGTAACTCTTCTTATCATTAACGCGAAAGCCAGCGAAGGAGATCACTGTGGCCACGAAATCGTAAGAAGCTACGGGAACGACAATGTCGTCCCCGTAGACGCTGACGGTTCGGTCGCCTCCAACGATGGTAACAGCGGAATCCGCTAAAGCCCAAAAGATCAAACTTTCGAGCTCAAACGTGTACGCGTTTCCCATCGAGGAAAACTTCTCATAGAAAATCCACTGGTCTTCAAGACGACCAAAAGGACAACGAAGAGAAGCAAGAGCGAGATACCAATCATCCGGAAGGAGATAATGAACGAGTTCTTTCGAAATCGTATCACTAGCTCCTGAAAGATCAATGGTAGCAAGAGTTCCCTCTCGGGAACCCTCCTGAGCCAAGCGCTGGTTCCGTGATTGATCTTTTAAATCAATCCCAGCGCGTACGCGAAGAAGATTACGGATGGCGGTTCCGAAGCCCTTCTGTAAATATGAATTTACATGAGGCTCCTTCGCTATCACCCGATGTGTCTTCGCATTCTTCGGAACTAGCACGATCTCGTTACCTAGTACTCGGTTAAATGCGGCGTCTAAGACGCTACACGGAACCGAGGGCCATTCTCCAGTTTCTAATTGAAGATTGGCCCAGGAAGGAGTGCTGTTTACACAGCATCTCCCCATGACGAGAGCGTTGCCCGTAACGTCAAGTCTCTTTGAGAACTTGACGTAAGCGGATTGGGCATTTCCGGAGGTCGCTGTGGTAGCGCCCGGACCCCAACCGAAGTGCTCCGAAACGGAGTCGAGATTCAGAGTTCCGAGCACCCGCGCAATTTTACGACGTGCCATCGAGAAAACCTCGTGCATCGCCGGGTCCCATAAAGATGGGTCCTCACGGAGAGCTTTGAACTTCTTATTTGACTCTTTACAGAGTACTTCAAAACCTTTGAAATCTTCGATCGCTTTCTTCTCCGGATTTAAATCCGGATGTGTGAACGATGGATATTTCGACAAGAACTTGGAAACCAAGTAATCGATTGAAAAATCCCAAGCGAAGAGATAATGTGAAGCATCACACTCCAAGCTCACCAACTGCGCGAATTCTTTATTCTTGTAAAGAATCCACGCGGAAAGAGAGCGAGGAGTGTTGAGTGATTCGCACAAGGTTAGAAACGTCGCCTCTAGACGCTTTTGGGCGTCAGCACGGTTCCCAAGTCTTAGACTTTGGGACGACAATTGCTTATGCATATTGCTCCTAGGTAGTTATCTATCTAGACAGGGTCAGGTTCGGCCGAAACTGGTTTTACCAGATAAGGTCGAGGTCCTGCACCTGCGACGTGACGATCGCCTCGCTCAGCAAATCGCGAATCTGCGCCAACAGGTCCTTACGTTCCTGTTGGGTAGCGCGATCTGGCAGAACGATACTCACGTCAGCGAGCAACGTGTACGCAACCGTCGGTGCCGGCTGAATACCCGAAGACGTCGAAGGAGATGTCACTTCGAGAACGGGGGTCTCGAGCTTCCACTCGACTTTCGTCGACTTGGAACGTGCATCGGCCATGCGCTGAGCAACAGAAAGGCGATTTTGCCCAGCGTAGATAGCTTGAGTGCCATCACGCCAGGTAATCACGCCGTTCGGAAGCGTCTGCGCAGGTTTGTACACGTGGTTCACCGGGGTGCCAGCGGCATCGGTGAGGGTCACATTTGCTCTTTGAGCCATGATGTGAAACTTTCACTTTGAGGAAAAGTTTGCGAACCAGGAAATCCGGTTCACAACCTGAGTTTTCCCGTCGAGGACGGTATAAACAGGGTTTTGAGCAAAGCCACGGCGCTAGCGCCATGACTTAAACTCCGGGGATCCTTAAACTGAGGAAATGGAGTCGACGGAAATGTAGTCAGAATTTCTCTTCCAAAACTGAAAGAGTCAAGCTGGTTCCATAAATTCGTCGAATCTATTGTCAGAGTGGAATCACCCGCCCAATTGGGCTTAAATGGGCCAGTCGCTGTAGTATTTTTTGCAAAATACTTATGCGACCCGGTCTTGTAACCTCGATGGAAAACAAGACCGTTGTAAGAGGAAATACCCTCCAAGTACTTGCCAATTGGATAAAACCAGTCGACAATGAACGAGAAGGGTACTATCTCCCATGCGACAGACAGAGGATCGGTAAGACCGAACGTGTTTGCCACACCCATAACGCCAGTGGGGAGTTTGAAGTCCACACATATTCGCATACGGCGAGTCGACTCGACCCTCTTGTAAATGCGTAAGTAGTCACCACCACCAGACAGAAAGTTGACGTTAGTCAATTTTTCAGTCTTGGCAGTGGCAACAGCTGTTCGCATCACGAGGCCGAACGTATTCGCCACTTTCTCGAGAGCCACGGCATGATCGTAGACATCCCTCAAAAGGGGTTTCCACCCGTATGTGAACTCGAGCCACGTTTGAGCAGCAAAATCGGAAAACCGACTTTTCTGCTCCTCTCGGGAGAACTTAGACTTCGAATCATACGCAAAGCCACTACCCTGTTTTCCGTGATAAACACGCATACCAGAGTAGTATTTCTTTGTCTGTTTCGTTGTTGCAGTTATTCCGAGAGCAGACGTGAACTCACCAAAGCGGCACTTCTTTAATGCTCTGAGAGCATTATAGATCCTCGTCGCGGTATGCGCGAGGTGTGCTCCCGTCTTCGCAGCTTCACCTAAGAAAACGCCTGTTTGGGCGTTCCCGTCAGTGATCTGCTTTTGAAGACGAGCGACGGCCATCGGGTATGGGTCGTCCGCAAAGGTTCCGAGTTGGTATGAAGCCTGATCAGGATCCGCCGC